GGTGGGGCGGGGGCCCCGGCGGGCGTCGCGCCGGCGGGAGCGCTGACCGACGCGACGCGGCCCGTCGAGTCGCGCGGGAGTGTCACGCGCGCCCCGACGTAGGTCAGACCGGCGTCTGCGCGTGCGACTACGTGCGACCCGTCGGCACCGTCGATAGCGACAGAGACGAGCCCCTGTCCGGCGTCAACAACGCTCGTTACCCACCCGGTCAGGGTGGTGTCAGGCGCGGCGAGCTGATCGGCGACCGCCGCCTCGTCGGGCACCAGGTCAAGGAAGGGGGAGAGACTCATATCCATGATTCCTCCATCATATCAACCCGCATGACGTGGCCGGGATCATCGAGCGTGATCGACATCGCCTGCACGCGGCCCCTGACGCGTTCGACCGTCCCGTCCTCATGGTCGATCACGACGAGGATCAGGTCACCGACCTCGAGTCGCGGGTCGGCGGCGATCTGTACCGACCGCGCGCCGGACGCGGCGAGCGCCTTGCGCATGTAGGACGTCGCGGCCTTTTCCACGGCGTCCGCGCTGGTCGCCGCGTTGAACTCCTTCCGCTCGGTCACGATCCCGTAGCGTTCGGGCGCGTAGATGCCCGTGAAGTTCTCACGGACAGCCGTCCATTTCGTCGACGAGTCGCCCTGCGCGGACCCCTGCACGATCCACCTGTTAGGCGTGCGCTCACGCGCGGCTCGGACAGCGCCGACCAGGAGGTCAGTACCCGTGTAGACCTCCACGGGGTCCCCCCCGTAGTTCAGTGCCCACACGTGCAGGCATCCGTCCGGCTTGACGCCGTACATTAGCCCGTAGGTCTCACATAGCTCCTGTAGATTTTCGGCCTTCTTGACACCCCACTGAAAGCTCGTACTAATCGACCGGTCAGGCACCTCGAGCACGACTGGAATCGTCTGACCGAACGCAACGCTTGACGTAATGATGCGTTGCACCTCACTACCCAACGTCGCACCGGCGGGCGGCGACGACGGCCAGACCGCCTGGTCATCGACGATGGTCTGCACGAGGTCCATCGCCGTAACCTCCATGCCCCCCGCGCGTTCCTCCCAATCGGTCAGAACAAACCACCCGTAGGGGATGCGCACCGTTTCCCCGCCGGTTTCGACGAGCGCCGTCACGTGCAAACGCTGCCCGTAGTTGTTGAGCGTGTCACCGGGGGCCGTGGGCACCATGCCGGGATCAACCCGCATGGTCAATTTCGACGGGACCACGCGCTTCAACGTGGACTCGACCTTCACGTCCCACGCGGGGATGTCGGACGCGATACACACCCCGCCGTGATACACGTCCACGCGGACGCCGACGGCGACAGGCCCGGCCAGGGCCGCGAGACTAGGCCCGGCCCTCATGAGGGCATCCCCGCGATCAGGCGGGCGAGGGTTTCCTCGCTTTGATCGGCCTTGTTTCCAGTCCGGTCAGACCACGCCTGCCAGTCGCCCCACGTGACGACGGCGACCGCGCCGCCCCCGATGCGTTCCACGTCGAGCGGCCCGGCCTCCGTCCACTGAACGGTCAGGGTGATCGTGCCGTCCGCGCCGAGGCGCTCGCGGTTCACGCTGGTCACCGTGACCATACGGGCGGGAACGCCGGGCGTCGCGTCGCCGGGCGCAATGATGATGTGTCCGCGCGCCCTGAGTACGCGCCACGCGTCGGCTTCGGCGGACGCGGGCAGCACGCAGTGCGTTTTGCCGGTGTGAAGCGGCGTGCGCATCGACCACCTGGTTAGACGGTCATCGATGATCGACGCGTCGGACTTCCATGACATGGGGTCCTGGTTGTTCCACGCGGTCAGTCCGTCAACGGGGCGTCCGTCGGTGCCCGTGAGGAGCATTCCGCCGCCGGGGATGGTCCGGCGTGTGAGCGTGACCGTTTCCCTTCCCACCTGGTAGGTGGTGGGTACGCCGGGGGCCGCGAGCGCGTCAGAGAAGACGCCCGCCTGTTCGCCTGGCCATAGGACGCGCTCGCCGGTGGTGACCCGGACACCGGCGTCCACACTGAAGGAGGGGAGGCCGGTGTGTGTGGCGATCCACTTTCGGTTTGCCATGCTGTGCCTTTCGTTACACGCGGCGGAGGGTGCGGACGGTCTCACCCTCCAGGTAGGACGTGAACTCGCGCTCCCCGACGCGGAGCGTCAGGGTTTCGGGGAGGCCGCCGTTCCCTGACCATCCGGTCGGTACGGTCGGCGCGCCCATGTTCGGGGCGAGTGATGCCGTGAACCGCCCGAGGCTGTCGCGCGCCGCCGCATACTGGCTTTCCATGCCGGTCACGAAGCCGCCGATGACGAGCCGTCCGGCGTCCTTCAGGATCACCCGGTCAAGGTCTTCGGGTCCCTTCCATGATGGGAGCATGGACGTGAGGTTCCCGAGGGTTGATTGGACCCTACTGAAGGCGCTTGTGATGCCGTTGATAAAGCCGTCGATGATCGACCGACCGGCAGAGATTAGCCAGCTGCCCGCGTTTGAGAACACGCTCAGGATGCGGGACGGTAGCTGCTGCACGTAGGACACGGCGCTAGACACGCCGGAGCTGATCGCGCTCGTGATCCCTGACCACGCGGACGACACGAGCGACGTCAACGACGACCACGCGGCGGAGAACAGGCCGGACACCATTTGAAGCCAGGCGCTTAGGATGCCGCTGATCGCGGACACCACGCCCGAAATGATGCCCTGAATTGCGGTCCATACGCCGGAAAACATGGTCTGGATGCCCGTCCACACGCCCGACCAGTCGCCCGAAATTAGGGCACCGACCGTCTGAATCAGGCCCTGGATGAACGTGAGCGCGCCGGAAATCACGGTCATGATCGCCGAAAACACCGCGCTCACGGTCGAGCCGAGCGTCTGAAACACGGGAATCAGGATCGTCCCAAGCTGTTCAATGATCGGCGCTAGGAACGCGCCGAGCTGGACGAACGTCTCCCCGAGCTGCGACAGGACAGGCATGAGGGCGTCCACGCACTGACTGACCAGCTGGACAAGCACCTCGACGACAGCCGCGACGATGGGCGTCAGGGCCGTGATGACCGGGGCCAGGCCGTCGCCAATCTGACCGAGGAGCGGCCCAATTGCCTCGACTAGCTGCATGAACACGCCGCCGAGCGGCTCTAGGGCGGGAAGGATCGCGGCCCCCATGCCCATGAGGGCGTCACGTAGCGCCTCGGAGTTCTGTAGGACGCCGACGAACGCGCCGACCGCGAGCCCTATGGGGCCGGTCAGTCCGGCGAAGCCGCCGCCGATGAGGGGCAGCTGCGACAGGAGCGGGCCGAGCACACCGGAAAGGCCGCCGACGATGGGCGCAATGCCACCGAGCATGCCGGTAAAGCTGTCAAGTCCGCCGCCGTTGACCATGCTGTCGATCCCGGCGGCGACCGTCTCAAATACCGGCGTGAGGTTGTCGGCGAGGCTGCTGAGCGCGTCGGTCAGTGGCCCCTTCAGGGGTTCGATGATTTTCACGAGCCCGCCGGTTATCGCGGCCTCTAGGTTGCCCCACGCGCCTTCGAAGGTCGCCGTAGACGTGGCCGCCTCCGCCGCGACGTCGGTTAGGCCGAGGCTCATAATCGCGGCGTTGAACTCATCCGCCGAAATCTGACCGTCTGACATGGCCTTGGCGAAGTCGCCCGTGTACGCGCCCGCGTCGAGTAGGGCCTGCTTGATCGGCCCCGCCGCGCCGGGGATCGCGTCGGATAGCTGACGCCAGTTTTCGGCGGTCAGTTTTCCAGCGCCCGCCGTTTGGGTCATGACCATTGCGACGGACTTGAAGGTCTCCTTATTGCCGCCAGCGACGGCGTTCAGGTTACCCGCCGCGCGGGCAAGGTCGGCATATCCCTCGACGCCGTTCGACGCGAGCTGCGCCGTGACCGACTGGATGTCGGACAGGTCGTAGACCGTGCGGTCAGCATACTCCTGGACCGACGCGGTTAGCTGTTCGATTGTGGATGAGTCAAGGCCAGCGAAGTTTAGCGTTGACTTGAACTTGTCGGTTGCGTCGGACGCGGCCAGGGCCTCACCGGTGTAGGACGCGATGAACGCGCCCGCCGCCGCGAGGCCCGTGGCCGCGAGCGTGCCGACGGCCTTGAACGCGCCGCCCATGCTGGCCGTGATCGACGAGCCCCACGAGGACGATGACTTCGTGACCTGCTGGTCAACGGCCCCGAACTCTTGGGCGATGCTTTGCCCCATCCCCTTGAAGGACGGGACGACGTTGATCCATGCGGTGCCGATGTCCATTCCGCCAGCCATTTGGGGTGTTCCTTTCGTCTGATCGGTCAGGATTCGCGGATAGCCGCGAGCGCGGCTTCGAGTTCGTCGATGGGTAGTGCGACGTAGGTGTCCGCAGCGTTGTTATCCCACGGGCGCGGGAATGGCGCGGGGACGCGCTGGTTTCGTTGCCCGTCGCGGGTTTTCGACCATTGGAGCCACCGTAGGGCGTCCGATGCCAGGACGCCCCATTGGTTGGTCAGGAGTGACCATTCCCAGGCGGGGTCGATCTTGCGACGTGTCCACGATTCGGGCTGCGCGATCATCGCGGCGGCGAGTGATGCGGCGCGCATTGGGGGGAGCTGCCGCCAATCTTCCACCTGGTAGAACCGGAGGAAGTCGGCGGACAGCTCATCGGGGGCTTTTTGCTCCGCCCCCAGGAGCGTTAGGAGTTTGGGGCGACAGCCTTGACGACCTTCAGGAGGAAGGCGGTCATGTCCTTGACGTTGACGCGCCCGTCGGCGTCGCGGAGGTGGTCCTTGACCGCCTGGTAGGCGTCGCCTTGGAACAGCATACGGAAGGGGCGGACGATGTGGCTCGGCTTGCCGTCTTCGACGTCGGCGAACGCCTCGAGGAACTCGTAGTCCTCGAAAACGGCGGGATCGACGTCGATTGCCAGGCCGTCAATGTCAACGGTCTTGGTGGTCAGCTTTGCCATGTCACGCCGCCTTCTTGATGTACTCGTAGACGGTGTTCCCCTGGGCGTCAGGGAAACACGTCACGGTCGTTTCGTAGCCGACGGCGGTACTGTCCACATACGTAACGTCGCCGACCTCGGTCACCTGACCAGCCGGTACAACGATGCGCTTGACGGCGTTACCCGTCATGAGCATGTCAATAACGAACGCGCGGCGGGGGAGTTCCTTGCCGTTGTGCTTGACGGTGATCCCGGTCGTCAGGTCGCCGGTAACGTTGTCCTGACCGTAGACCTCCTTCAGGACATCGACATCGAGCGCCTGGACGAGGGTGAACTTGAACGTTTCCGTTCGGGACGTCCGAACGGTCAGGATCGTGTCACCCCCCCACGCCTTGATGTTTTCCACATCTTGATCCAGTCCGTTGGTCAGGCCGTCCTCGGACACGTATCCGAGCTTGACGAACCCGGCGGCGAGGTTGGTCGTCGCGTCGGTGGGGAGGGTGGTCTTGATCGTGCCGGAACTGATCGCACCCGCCGCTACGGGCTTAGCGACGGTTGCCAGGCTAGAGTCATTGTTAGCCATTACACATGTCCTTTCATGGGCGTGTAGGCATCATGAATGATGCCGTGACAGTTAGCTGGTATCGGGCCTGCTTACTGTCGGGGTCAGGGAAATTATACATGCTGGTAACCTGCAGGGAAGCCATGTCGGCGACGCGCGCGGGCGCGCCAATCAGGGCGTCTCGCACGTCGCTTGCCAGCTGGTAGACGTCGGCGTGCTTGTCGGCCCATGCCTGCACGGCGTACACGCCGTGGTCGATCAGGTGGTCAGTGCGCCCGCCTGTGCGTTCGATGGTGACGAGCTGACCGCTCGTGTAGTTTCGTGGCACGGTCGCGTGGACAGGGACGGCCCCGCCGCGCAGGTTGGCACGCAGGTAGTCGATGAGCTGCTTCATTAGCCTTGCACCGCCTTTAGGAGCGTGTTGTCGCGCGCGTTGCGTCGGCGCGCTTTGAAGGTCGTTGCGTAGACGGCACCGTGGGGGCGGTCCGTCTGAATGACGGAGCCCTCAAAGCCGTCGCCCGCCCGGGCCGCGATAGCGTGAACGCGCTCCTCGATGAGCGGGCGGGTCATGTCGCCTACCTTACGGTAGTCGATTTTGACTCGCGCATTTGCCATGTGGTCATCCTTCCGTTCGTTCGACGGTAACGGGGAGGTCCCATGCGCCGGGCGTTAGGGAGGCGGCGTATCGTTGGGGATCGCCTATCACGCGGTAGGTGACGCCGCGAACGATGACGCGACAGCCCCGGAGGTTGCCCTCATGGGTCTTGGGGAAGTGGAGCGTGAGGGTGTCGCGGTCGCCGTCGCGGCGGAGGCTCCCGTTCAGGTCATCCGTTGACGCGGGGGCAACGAGGACGTTCCCGACGGGGACGCCTGGCTGCCATTCGGTCAGTGGGTCCCCGAACGCATCGAGGCCGGCCGCCGCCGGGCGGATCAGGGTCACGGTTTCGCCGCGTATCATGATCGACCTGCCAGGAGGTCAACGTTGAACGCGCGTGACACCGGGAGCCCAAGGCGGCGGCGATGGACGCGCGTGAAGCTCATTGACCCGGTGGGTGTCTTGTAGGACGCCGATTGCGTGTAGGGACCCGCCGTCTGGCTGACCTGTGTCGCCCCGAAGGGTGCGTCCCCGGCGGCGCTACGTTGCATATAGGCCACCATGTCGCACACGACGTCGGCGGCTGTGTCGGCCTGGACCTTACCGGCTTGAATAAGCACGGTGATGTCAAAGCCTTCGCGCGCGAACTCATCGCGGACGATGCGCGATGCGCGGGCGAGATGCGCATCTGTGGCCGCCGTTTCGGCGGCGTCTAACGGGCCGTACCGGCTCGCGTAATCTTGCGCGGTCGCGAGGGTGAACCCCGACATTGCGCCTCCTTTCCTACCATGCGGTAAGGGGGGCGACCGCCAGCGCTAATGGCCGGAGCCGCCCCCCCTGTTCACGTGGTCACTTTTCGGCGACCACCGCGAAACGATCCACGAACGCGTACCAGCCGTACACGATTTCGAGGCGGAGGGCAATCTGATTCTTGCGCTTCAGATCGCCCTGGCCGTCAGGGTCGCCGTAGGTGATGAGTTCGACGGGGAGCTCCTTCTGGATGCCCCATCGGATGCCGCCGGTGAAATCACCGACGATAGCGCGAACCTTCGTGTCTGCG